ATAGTGAGTTTGGTAATATGCTTGATGATATCAAACGCACTAACACCACGGGGATCGAGAAGTGGAAAAACGATCAAACAGGAAACGAGCAATTATATAAGGCATATCAAAACGAAAAAGGTTATCAGCAACCAAGATTACTTGGAAACGCAAGGGCTGCTGGTGCAGATATGGGTATAAACGGGATGATTGGTAGTTTTGCAAAACAAGGGATTGATTTGAGTTTATTTTCAGATTTACAAAATAGATATAGCAATTTAGAAAAAGAGTTATCAACAGCAAACACTCAAATTAGAACCCAAAACGACTATAACAGACAGCGTCAACTAATTGCAGATCAAGAGGCACGATTGGCTGCGGAAAGAACCCGTCAAGCTCAAGCTGACGCTGCAAATAGGCAAAGATTAGAGGATGAGCGCAAACGACAAGTAGAACAAGCAAGGCAAGCGCAGCAAGTACAAGCTAATTCAGGTCCATCACCGCAATTGAGAGCTTTGATGGATAAGTGGAAAGCTCATCCGACATACGGAACACTATATCCAAATCAAGGCGCACCTGTTGGGGCAAATATTGCTGAATTTAGAAGAGACATGGGGACACTGGGAAGTGCGGGTTATACTCCTTCTTATATTGACGCTAAAACAGGACAACCGTTTAAGGCAGGTGACGTAGCTGGTGATTATATTCGTATTGCGAAATGGCAAAAATTCAATGGTGGTATGTGGGATTCGAGGGCAGATCCTACCAAATTTACATATTATTAAAAATTATATGTAAATTTAGAATTTCTTTACAGATTTAACAACTTCATATTCTTCTCTAAATATTGCAAGCTCATTAAACCAGCTGTTTAAATTGTAACACTCAACTTCTGTGCAAACCAGTTCTAGTTCATTAACCACTCTTTCCCCAGCTAATGGCATGACAGGTAAATCCAAATTAGATAAACATGCATTAGAGTTTTTTGTTACGCATCCGCTTAATGTTGCCGTTAAGATCAGTATTTTTGCCATTTCGTAAAACATCTATAACCTTATTTTTTATTTCAACAGTTTCCTTTAAATTGTCAACTTGATTTGATAGTTTATTATTTTTATTCAATATGAATAATGCAAACACACCTGTTAACGCATTAAATATAGATTTTAAATTTAACAGAATAAAATTAATCATTTTCTTTTAGCCACAATAAATTCATATAATTTTTCACTTTCAATTAAAATATCAGTTAAATGATGAACTTTATTTTTATTCAAAATTAGTTCTACACACTTTAACATTAACTCTTTGTCTGTTAATTTATTATTTTCATTCATTTTTATAATTCCATAAATTTACTTCGGCTTTTCGTCTATTCTCCAAGCCTTTGACAAATACTTTATTGCTATAAACCCATCTCATAAATTGAGTTGGTACTTTGTCTAACAAACCATCGTTTAAAACTTTTAACAGAGTTGATTTGATAAAATTAGTCACACCTATGTTAAACACAAAACAGACCAGCGCATCAAATTGATTTTGTGTAAGTAGAACAGTAACTCTTTTATTTACAATATCCTCTGCTATTTTAATATCTTTCATTAATAACTCTATTGCCTGTGCTTCACTTATGGGTTGTTTGATATTGTCTTTTGGTTGTATTACATGCCCCCAGCCGATTGTATTTTTTCCACCTGAGCATTTATAAGAAACATCTGCAAAAGTATTGTTAGGTCCTTTTTCCCAGTTTTTTAATAATCCTAATCCGTTTTTAGATATTTTCATCTGCATCTCAAACCGCATTGTAAAACATTATTATAATTATTTTATGCAAAAACACCATTGTTTTGTTGTTTATATCTTGATATTAATTAAATTAACACAATAGGATAAAAGATTTAACATAATAGAATAAAAAATTTAACATAATAGAATAAAAAACGGCTATCCCATAAGGGATTGGCACAACTTTGTTAAAACAAAGATTTAACATTTGTTTTAACAAAGATTTAACATTAATTTTTTTCTTTTAATATTTTAAATAGATTTTCTTGCGTTATATTTTTGTTGCATAACACTTTCATTAGTTGCTCATCTTTACATCGACTAGCAACTAAATGATAAATTAAAACAGGTTTAGTTTGACCCTGACGATGAAGTCTTGCGTTAAATTGTAAATAACTTTCTAAATTCCATGTCAAACCAAACCAAACAATGATTCTGCCTCCTTTTTGTAAATTAAGACCTTTAGCTGTACTACACTGGCACAATAACAGCTTTATTTCACCGTTAGACCATTTCTTTTCTACTTCTGTTATGTTCTTACTATTAAGAGTAATTGCATGTTTAAAACGCTTTCTAATGCGTTCTTCATCTGATTTAAAATTAAAAGCCACTAATATATTCTCATCAGAATAATTGTTGATGAGTTCTTCTAATTGATCTAATTTATCCTTATGTATTTCAACATAATGTTTATCTTCATTATAGACTGCTCCGTTACAATATTGTAGCAGTTTGTTCGACAATACTCCTGCGTTAACAGCTGTTAATTCTTCACTGTGTATTTCTATATAAAATTCTTTTTCATATTGTTTATATAATTCATAATTAGATATTTCTACACTAATAGTATTCATTATTTTGTCAGGAAGGTCTAAATAATCTTCTGCGCTCATACTAAGCCATTTTTGAGATAACAAATTTGCAATATGCTCAGGATACTTACAAATATATTTATAGCCGCTAAAATCAGCACTAAAAAACATCATTCGATATGTTGTTATGTTTTTACCGAGTAACTCCCCCTTGTCTATTAAATATTGTTGTGACCAAGCATCAATTTCACCATTAGGCATCGGTGTACCTGAAAGTAAAACCATATACCTATATATAAATTTTTTTAACGCTTTAAATCTTTGTGAAGCGTGGCTTTTGAAACCTTGGCTCTCATCAACAACAATCATTCCGTATTTAGAATATCCGTTAGCAAGCATCCACGGCACATTCTCTTGATTAATAATATAAACATCTACATCTTTGTCCAAGGCTTCTTTACGTTCTCTCACATTACCGCAACAAATAGAATAAGTTAAATGACTAATGTGTTCCCAATTTAATATCTCTTTATTCCATCCTGTCAAAGCAACGTTTAGTGGAGCAATGACAAGTAATTTTTTAACATATATATTGTGTATTTTAGAAAACGCACTTAACGAACATATAGTTTTACCTAGACCCATACCCAGTCGTAAAAGACATGTTTTTTCTTTTAAAATAAAGTCTATTGCTCGTATTTGATATGCGTGTAAATCTGATTCTTTAAGCATTATTTTTTCCTATAAAAAAGACAAAAATACATTAAAGAAACAACGCTCATAACAGCACTTTCTATAAATAAATGTGAAAAGTTATAAGTAGCTAAATTGCCACCTATCGTTGATGCACATAAAACAGCGATCCCTGTGACAACTGAATACACGCCCAAAACACTTCCATAAAACTTTTTAGGAATGCTTTTAAATATTAATGAGGTAAATAATATTTGTGCGCTTGTTCTTTGTACTCCCCAAAACAACAAACCTAAAACTGCTACATACATGTTCCCAGCTGGGAGAAAGAAAAATATAAAGTTAAACAACAACAAAGACATTATTGTTATAGCAATGAGTAAGTTATTTTTGTTTTTATCTACAAAATAACCAATAAAAGGAGCCACAACATACATTGAAAAATTAAATATTCCTATTGTCGAAGTGTAAAACCACTCTTGAAAACCTAAATTTTTTAAATAAAGAATAATCATCCCATCGTTAAATCTACCTAGGAAAAATAAAACAGAAAGAATCAAGATTGGTAAAACACTGTAAATAACTTTAACCAGTTCTTTATTATTGATTTGTAATTTTTTATTAGCTTTAATTTTAAAATTGTTGTTAATAAACAGAGATAAAATAAAAGCAACAAAATTTAAAACACACGTAAATAATATTATATATTTTAAATTTTGTTCAACACCAAAGTTATAGGAGATGATGCTTATTGTAAATGCACCTAAAACACAACCTAAAGTCTTAAAACTCACCATTAAACTTATTGACTTTCCAACATTAGGTGAGTTAACACCAACAAACGCATCCCGAGGGGTAGCAAAGAGCCCATTTGCAAATCTTTCAAAAACCTTGCTTCCTAAAAGACAACTTATGCCGTTTAATAACAACAAAACTTTAGATAAAAGGGCAATAATTATTGACACAACAAATAACAACTTTTTGTTTTGTATTTTATCAAATAAATACCCACTATAAAATTTTAAACCGTTAGATAATAATTCAGAACCACCTTCTATTAGACCCACAATTACAAGAGATAAACCTAAATTTTGCGTTGCCAATAACGGTATGATCGTCATGCCTATTGTTGTAGATACTGCTAGTAAAAAATTTATAATATATAAGTTTCTCATTTATTTTTCCTCATTTTAATTTTTCAATAAAATTTTCTACGTTTAATATAATTATTCCGTGCATTACATTTGATACAACATAAACAGGGATTTTAAATTGCTCTATATCTTTTATTGTTTTCTGTTGCAGTTTACTTAGCTTACCTTTTTTAGATTTAAATTCTATAAAAAATATCTTACCAGAAGGGCTTATGAATATTCTATCTGGCACACCTCTGTTTGACGGTGATACAAATTTATAAGTTAAAAAACCCAGTTGCTTAGCTTTTTTAACAACTTTACTTTCAATTGCTGTTTCTTTTTCCATAGACCTTTTTTGTTTTAACAGCTCACCTGTTTTATCATACCACAAAACATCTATTAAATTCATACTTTTATACCTATTGTTTCTAGTAATTCATGTGCTTTATTTATATATTTTTCATAATGTAAGTCTTTAATTTCATCATACATATTCATAATAGGAAAAGCATCGTCAGTGTTAGCCACTTTATCGCCTTTTGGGTTTTTTATAGGCTCACCTTTTGTTGACCAATACCACCTCACAACTTTACCTAAAAATTCACCTTTCCAATAACCACCATTCGCACACTTACGTACCATAATAAAGTTAGAGGGATTGTGTTTTGCCTGTTTGATTGTATCTTCAACTTTTATATTGTTCAGCAAATAAGCAAACACAGCCTCTTTACATATTTTAATAGCTGGGTTTCTAGATAAATCATCGGTGCCAAATATTCCCTTACACTTTAACGTTCCGTCTTCCTTAATAGCAATGTATGAATTTACACTTTGATTGTGTAGTGATTTATATTTAACCTCTTCTGTTTTAAAATTTGTTTTATGTTCCCAACTTTTTATAATTTTTAAAAATAAATCATATTTATTTTTTTTTACTCTAATTGTTACACCATCTGTGTTAGCACTGAGCACATTGTATTCGTACTGTTCTAACTTTTCTATTAGCATTAATAAACTAAGTTGCCCTGTTATCGTTGTATGAATTAACAAACTCGGCGAATATAAACTACTATATTGATCACCAAACTTACCGAAACTACCGTTAAGAATAATTTTATAAGTATTAGCTTTATGTGTATTCTTTTCTCTTTTAGCAGTAATCCTATCATCATATATTTTTTGAAAAAGACCTATAAATTCTTCTTTATTATAATTATCAGGGCAATATTTATTGTTCAAAATAATAGTGGGATAATAGCTTACAACATCTATATCTATAATATACTCGTCTTCACTTGCAAACACCGATCTTACTTCTTCTTTAGAATGCAACCCACCGATACCACAAGAATAAGGAGTATCGTTTATTACCACATCAGTAACAATCCCTTTCTCAAGTAATTTTTCGCCCACTACGCCTTTAAACCCAATTGCTGTAAAATTATCTAGCAAACTATTTAAAGTATCAGAACTAAATTTTATATAGCTTGGAGGTGTGTATTTAAAATCAAAAATACTTGTCTTCTTTTTTAAAGACACTAATTCTTTATTTATCAAAACTTCTGCTATTTGAGCGTCCG